CCGCCACGCTGTTAACACGCCCGATGTAGGCGAAGGCCCGCGTGGGGCTATACGTCGCCTCATTCCGCACAACCGTCAGCACGAGCCGGAAGTCCTCTTCCACGATTGGCGGATTGAATGGGTCGCCCGCGCTGTTGGTGATGGCGTTGCCGTTCCGGTCAGCCTCCACGGGGACTTGCACCGCCACGAAGCTCCAATCGATAAGCGGATCGTCGTCGAGCGGGTCGTCGCGGTATTCCCGCCCCTGCGGTGTTTCGTATTCGACGGTGACCTGCCATCGCTTGCCGGTCGGCCGGTCGATCTGCGTAGCCTGCACCCGCCGCACGACTGCATAGGCATCACCGCCATAGGCGTCATTGAGCACGGGGATGGTCGTTCCCCCGGCGCTGGCGTGCCGAGCCTCGTAAGCGGTGAGCGGCGCATCCGCAAGCACGCGATAGACGCAGGTGTAGGAGCGCCCGCCCCAGTCTTCGCGGGCTTCCGTCTCATCAACCAGCCGGACCTCGGTAATTGCCATGCGCTACCTCCCGATTTCCCAAGGCGACGCAGTGCCTTCCCGCACAGTTTCGTGGAGGGCTCTCACCGCCTCGGCGGTCGCCGCCGTATTCTCGGCGGTCTTGGCTGCGTAGCGCCCCTGTTGCCGCGCAAGCCGCGCCTCAACTACCGCCCGATAGCCCTCGATCGTTCCCCGCTCTGCGGCACCCGGCATGCGAATATCGGTGAGTCGCTCCGTGCTCTCGCGTTCGCGTTCGACCTGGCGATTGAAGTCCTCCCCCAGTTTGCGCTGCAGCTTGCCTATAAGTGTATAGCGGTCTTGCAACGCACGGAGTTCCTCCTCGACCTCCGCGAGGGACTCGATCCATGGAGCCATCGCGTCTTCGCGCGGACCCGCAAATGTGGGGGACTGAATCTCGTCAATGATGTTCTGGATAGCATCGCGGTACGCCAGTAACTGGCCGATTCGTGCTTCAATATCGCCGCGTTCGGCCCCGAGGTCCACGCCGATAAGATCGCCAATATCGAGGGCGCCGAACCCGCTCGTCATGATGCCGAGGCGCGCGCGGGCAAGCTCTTCCAGGGTATCTACCACGTCATCGATTTCGTCGCCCGTCTCCTCGACGGCGGCCGTCAAGTCCTGGAAGTCGGTAATGATATCGTCGGTCTTCAACTGCTCGAAGGCGTCGTTCACCTCGTCGAGCTTGGCATCCAGATCGTCCAGCGCGTCCGTCTGGTCCTCTATCGCGTACTTCGCCTTATGGGCTTTGATACCCCACCGGATGATGGCAGCGGCGGCGGCGCCCCATAATGCGATGAGCGCAATAAGCGGATGTTTAGTCAGCACGCTGAGCGCCACGCGCAGTGCTCCCAGGGCGATAGCGGCTACCCTGGCGGCGTGCCCCAGCGCAATGAGCGCGAGGCCCAGGGCAGTCACGCGCGCCGCAAGAGTGATAAGCCCCGGAATGGCAGCCCCGTTTTCCTTGACCCAGGCCCGTATCTTCTTTACTGTCTCCGCAACTCGCTCGCTCAGATCGTCGAAGTTGATGTTGAGGCCCTTGACGATGGCGATGGCAATCCCTTGCATGCCCTTCTTGAGGTCCGTCAGTGCGTCGGTGAGTTGCTCCGCCTCGCGGGCCGTTTCCGCGTCAAGCACAATACCCAGCTTCTCGGCGCGTTTGGCCAGCGTCCGCATGCCTTGCTCGCCGAGGTCCAGCAACGGCAGAAGGGCCGTCCCGCTCCGGCCGAATATCTCCTGCGCGGCCGCCGCACGAAGTATGGGGTCCTCAATATCCGCAATGGCCCCGCCAATGCGCATAAACACATCTTCCACGCCCATACCCTGGAGCTCATCGACCTGAATGCCGATGCGCTCGAAGGCCCGCCGGTATTCGGCCAGCCCATCACCGGCATCGACAATGGCGCGCGCCATTCGGCGCACACCCTTCTCGAGAGCCCCTATGTCCGAGCCGCTGATTTCGGCCATGTAGGCGAGGCGGCTCAGCGTATCCACCGCCAGGCCGGTGCGCCGGCTCATTTTGGCCACGGCGTCGCCGTAGTTCGCAAACGAACGCACGGCAGCTGCCACGGGCGCCAGCATCGCGGCACCCGTCATCGCGAGCGCACGGCCCTGACTTTTCATCTGCCGGCCGAAACGACCGAGGCGGCGCTCCGCCCGCTTCAGGCCCTTCTCGAACTTCTCCGTCCGCGCGACCAGGCCGATCGCAATTGTGCCGATTGTCGCCATTATTCGTTATCTTCTTCCGCTGTGTCCCGTCGCAGCGCCCGGTTGTGCGCCATTGCCCACGCTGTTGCCATCATCTCCAGCTCCTCCGCCGTCTTCTGCGGCCCCTGCCCGAACTCCAGCTTGAAGTCGCTAAGCCGCCACCGCGTGCCGCCGGAGGCCATGATGTGCGCAGCATGCCCCGCAATGAGCGCCGCGTTCCAGTCCAAGCGCTCATCCCCGCGCGGCTCCAGCGAGAACCAGGCACACCAGCCCAGGAACTCGTCGGGCGAGATCACACGCCGCGCCTGCGCAACGGTCATCCCGAGCGTGGCGGCCAGGCGGTACCACATCTGCAGCCGTGGCCGCCGTCTCAGTTTCCCAGCGCGTTTTCGAGGCTCTGCTCACCGAGATTGTTGAGGCGCTGTGCGACCTCAAAGAGACGATTCAGCGCGGCAGCGGATTTCCGCTGCAAGGCCGGCACATCGTCCGGTCCGAACACCAGCTCCCCGTTGTCATCGATGATGGATGCTACAAGCAGCTGCGCCTTCAGGCCCGTGATGCGCACCGAACTGTCATCACGCCCGGCCATGACCGCATCGATGAACTCATCCATCGCCTCGTTCGTGAGTTGCCGCAGCGTAACCGTCCGCCCCCACTCGGGCACCTCGACCTGCTCCGTACGCAGGTCATCCATTGCCAGGATTTCGTCCTTCAGCGACATCGCTATCCCTCCGTGTTCCCGCCGTTACGGCGTGGCGTCGTAGAGCGCGCGCACCCTGACGTTGGCGGTATCGCCGCTCGCGTTGGTGATAAAAAGCGCCGTCACATCAGCCGTAATCGGGCAGGTGTAATAGCTGTTGGTGTACCAGACCAGCGGCTCATTGGCCCGCAGGCTGATAGTGTCGTCGGGCGCGCTACCGTCGTTGGTCTCCAGCGTGACGTCCTGATCGCTCTCGATCCACAGGCCGGCAATCTCGGACTGGTCGAGCGTGCAGGCAATCTCATAATCGGTCGATGAGTCCGCGACGGCTTCGTCGATTATGAGAGCGGCGCTGTCGCTAACGCTGATATCCTGGCTGCGCGTGGAGGCACCGCTCGCCCACCGCAGCGTGAACGTATAAGTCGTGCTCATGTTTCAGGCTCCAGATGAAGGTTCTCCCAGGATGCGGGCGGACCCTCGCCTCCCGGCGTGAACTGGTAATATCCGTGATACAGGCCGTCGGGCTGGCGCGAGCCGATGAAGTTATCGAACCTCAGGGCACCCGGCGGATAGCCAAGAACTGGCGTCTCATTCGTCGTGCCCTTCAACGCCCAGACTCCCCGCAGTTCTGACTTCAGCAAGGCACATTCTATTCGCATAGCCCTACCTACGCTGCCGGGGTAATGGTGATCTCGCCGCTCGCCTTGAGCGTCATCGAGGCGGTGAGCAGCTGGTTGTGCGTGCCGGTCACCGTGAAGCCGGTGCTGAAGCCGGTGAATTCCCAGGTTGCCCCGCTCGGCCATGTGATGGTGATCGTCTCCGCCGCGTCATCAATGAGCAGCCCGGTGTCCGGGTTGAAATGCACGTCGATATCCAATCCGCCGGGGTCATACAGATCAGCGGGCACAAAGGTCATTGCCGTTGTAGTGCCCTGATGGCTGGTATCCAGGGCCTCCCTCGTCATGTTCGGCCCGTTCACGTTCACGATTTGGCCCGTCCAGCCGGACGTTCCAAACGTAATCGTAATGCCATGCGCTACGTCAACCGAAGGACTTGTCATAGCCCTCTCCTTTCCCTATCTCTATGGGACATGGTGGAAAACAATATCGACCAGGTAGCCTTGAGGCCCGGTCTGCGTGCCGTCGCCGGGCGCGGTCGGCAAATCTCGCTCATCCTCAACCTGCGCGTCCCGCACAGTGACGGTGCTGCCCGCTTCCCCAAGCGCCCCTCTGTAATGCTCATA